GTCTCGATGTACCGGACGATCGCCCGGCGTTCCTTCACCATCTCGCCGACGCTCCGGCCTGCTGCCGGTTGTATGATGTGGATCCTCATGCCCGTCACCCCGTGATGATCGCATCCGTCGCCCAGATGCGTCCCGTGTATGCCGGCAGCACCGGATACTTGCTGATCAGCAGGACGTCCTTGCCGTCCTTCTTCTCCTGCCTGCGGACGTACATCTTCGTCGTCTTGACCCACGCTGGGATCGGTTTCCCGTTCGTCCAGGTGTTGCCCGTGACCCTCACCGTGTCGCCCACCTGCGGCAGGAACTGGACCCATTTCAGCTTCCCGTGGTATTTCCAGTTTCGCGTCTTGTATCCTGCTTTGGCTCCGATGTTGCCGACGGCCGTGATCTGCGCCTTGTTCTGCCAGGCCGGCGTGCATTCCACCGCCAGGCCGTCGCCGATGTAGACGCCCACGTGTCCGTCCAGCCAGAGCATCTCGCCGACCTCGATCTTCCGGAAGTCCTCGGAATACTCGGTGCAGGCTTTCAGCGCTCCGGTGCTGGCTCCGAACCAGGTGAAATTGTCCGCGCCGGTGTTGGTCCCGCCGTAGCGTGCATCCCTGTCCGCATTGAAGCCCCACAAAATTCCATACCAGAGGCCGCAGCAATCGAACGCAAAGACGGCCGGGTTCCGGTTCTTCGCTGCCTCGATGTATTTCTTCCGTTCCTTCGTTGCGTTCCACGGGTGCGATTTGTAGAACCGCTCCACGTTGTTCCACGGCGTCGTCACGATCGGCGCGCCGAATCCGCCCAGAACGTACAGCGTTTTGACATCCTCCGCGATCCACTTCGCCAGCCTCGCGGCCTCTGTCGCTGTGATGTCATATTTCATTGTTCGTCGTCCTCCGTCTTCTCTTCCTCGCCGGTGTAGACCGCTTCGTCCTCCCGGATCGCTTCCTCGTACTCCGGCCCTGTCCCGTTGTCCACGTCGGCGCCCTCGTCATCCGGTGCCGGGAAGACCTTCGCCTCGGCCTCGGAGATCCTCACGTCCTCCGGCGTTCCGTAGGTCATCGCCCGATCGCTGTCCTGCATCCCGTCCGTCGTGGGATCCACCAGGACGCCCACCGCCGCCAGAATGTTGACGATGATGCCCAGCGCCTTGATGGCCGTCTCCTCCGCGATCGGCGGAACGACGCCGAACAGGCCGAGCAGCTGGTAGATGAATGAGATCACCAGGGTGCAAAACGTGACCACGAAGGTCGTGTTGCGCCACCGGATCTTCCAGTTGAGCTTCATGCTTGTTTCCTCTCTTTCTCCAAGATGTCCAGCCTCCGGCTGGTTTCTTTGGCCTTCTCTTCCAGCACCGGCATCCGCTGCGCGAAGTTGTTGTGCCTGTCCACGCTCCTGGTCAGATCGCTTATCCGCTGATCCAGGACCGCGATCTTTGTCTCCATCTGCGTCTGTTGCCGTTTGCTGGTTGCCGTCACCGTGATCACCGTCCCCAGAAGGGTCAAACAGCCGGAGATGATCGCCACCACGATCGCCTCTGTCATCCTTCCGTCCGCCTCCTTCCGTGTCGGTATGTTTTGGGAATTATGGGAATGTTTCGTCGGAATGCTCGCGCAGCCATTTCCGCAGGATCTTCGCGCAGCTGGTCCTGTCGTAACATCGCACCTTGGCGATGGTCTCCCACGACTTGCCCTCGAAGAACCGCATGAAGGCGATCAGCCGGACGGTGTCGTCCTCAATGTCCAGAATGTACCGGAGGACGGCTTCCTTCTCCCGGATGAGCTTCGCCTGGTGTTCCCGCAGGATCCGCGTCAGCTTCTCCGCGCCCGGTTTGCCCTGGTGTTCCCGCATCTGCGCTTCGATCCTGCCGATCTCCCGCTTTATCTCATAAACGCGCCGCAGCTCTTGTTCTGTCATCCCTCATCCCTCGCTTTTATTATCGCCCATTCCTGCCGCCTTTTTCGCCCTCAACGGCGAGAGGCGAGCTTGCGCCCGCCTTTTCTTTTAAGGCCTTAAAAAGGCCCCTTTTTTCGCCTCACGCGATGGAATACACCGCGATGTTCTTCCTGCTGCGCCGGCTCTGCCTTTTGCCGATGATCTTCAAGACGCCCCTGCGCTCCATCTCGGTCATCCTGGGCGCTGCGGCGTTCCGGTCATAATAGCCCAGATCATCCGCCAGGACCTCGGCGACCTCCTCGGCAGTCTTGGATCCCGTCAGCAGGATCTCGAAGATCCGGTTTTCCCTGGCGTTCAGCGTCTCCCGGATCTTCTCCCAGCTGGCCAGCCTGGTCTCCTTGGTGATCGTCTGCCCGGCGCGGCATTCCTCCCGCGTCGTGTAGAGGCATTCCCCGCAGGCTGTCTTCCTGCATTCCACGTTCAGATCCGGATCGCATTTGTAGATGCTCTTCTGTCCCATTGTTCAATCCTCCATCGTGATCCCGCGGATGTTCGCGAGCTTCTCGGCCTCTGTCGGCCCGAACAGGTTCCGGCAAATCCGGAGCGCTGCCTGTCTGTCTTCCTTCGTTGCTTCCTTCCGGCAGAAGACCTTCCGGATCTCCCGCATCACCCGCGTCTTGTCCAGCGGCAGGTCTCCGCGCAGCCTTGCGGTTTCTTCCTTCCAGGCCTTTTTGAACCAGAACAGCCACGCCTCGCACGGTGTGCTGCAGCGGCTGGTCTTCTGGCAAGCCTCGCACGGGTAGTTGGTGTACCATTTCGCCAGTTGTGCCTGCCGGATCTCTTCCTCCTCCTGCGTCTCCTCGTTGGATCTCGCCCTGGGCGCATATTCCGTCCGGAGCTTCGCCCCGGCCTTCCCTGCCGGCCGTCCCATCTTCTTCTTTTCCGGCTCCGGCTTCTTTTCCTCCGGGATCATTCCGGAGACCAGCTTCACCATCGGGTCTTCTTGCGTCATGACCACATCCACGCCTCCATGTCCTTGAAATTTCCGTCCTTGTCCGTCGCGGCGATCAGAATCGTCCCGACGTATTTCTGCCCGTTGATCATCGCCGTGAATCCCTTCCGTTTGAGCTTCCCTTCCTCGTCGCAAACGACCACCAGCCCGTCCCCGTTGAACGGGTGAACCTCAATATAGCCGCCGACTTGCGTCTGAAATGCATCGAGATTGTTATCGATGCAGATCATCTCGTACGCTGCCGCGCCAGGCTTCCTGCGCAGCACGTGGATCTTCTCCTGCTCCATCCTTGTGTCCTCCTTGGTGTTTAGTTTTGGCGTTTTTCGCCTGGTTTTTGATGCCTTTTTGTTCTCTGGCTGTTTACTTTTTGAAAAAAGCGGGGAGCCGGTTGCCCGGCGTTCATCCGGCCGCGGTGCCGGATAGGCGGCCCTGTATGCCGCCCGGCTTGACGAAAGGAGACGCCCTTCTCCCGAAGTTTCGCTCCGCCGGCTATGCCCTCCGTCGGAACGCGGCGCCGCTTGGCTCCTGCGGCTGCCATCTACATTCCCTCCGGGTCGCTCGCCTTTTCCCCGCGGTGGTGTCAGATCCTTTCCAGGTTGACCGTGATCCGCGGCAGGTTTCCGTAGATCTTCCGGACCTCGATCTCGACCACCTGCGTGTCGTCCTTGTAGGCGATCCCGTTCAGCGCGTCCGCCACGATCTTCGCGATGTTGTCCGCGTCCGGCTTTTTCAGCGGTCGGATGGATCCTTCCAGCATCTCGGTCGCCTTCTTCTTGCTGGCGCTCTTCGGGACGCCGAATGTGGCCATGATCTGCATCTTGACCGCCACGCCCTCCGGGAATGCCGGCGGCTGGTCGATTCCGTGCCAGGCCTGCATGAAGGCCATCTGGATCCGCTGCTCGTATTCCAGGGTTTTGTCTGGCGTGTAGGTTCCGACGCCCTTCCCTCTCCGGTAGAACCTGGGCCGGCCTTTTCCGACCGGCTCGCCGGTCACGTTGAAAATGATCCGCTCGATCATGTCTTTGTGTCCTCCTTCTGCCACTTGATCGTGGCGCCCGTTCTCAGATCCACCAGCGCCACCGGGACAGCCTCGAACTTGTCCTCCGGCAGGTTCCGGCGCTTCCGTTCCCGCTCGATGCTTTCCTCGGTGAAAAACATCGGGAGCCAGTTGATCCCGTCGGCGTATAGAGGCTTCGGCGGCGCGAAGTTGAAGTCACCTCCGTGGTAGATCCTCTTCGTCCGTTTGTTTCTAAAGATCAGCATCCTTGGACTCCTTCTCGTAGCGCGTGATCACTTCTCTTCCGGTCTTCGGAAAATAGCCGAGAGGCGTGTATTCGCTCATTCCAAAATCGTAGTACGTCACGATCGGCGTCCCGTCGGCCAACACTTCCACGATGCCCTCATAGTCAAGGGTGCCGCCGCGATGTTTAACCGGATCTTCTTCGACATGGACCCAATCGCCGACCCAGATCGTCCGGCCGTTCTTATCCTTGTAACGTGTCCTTTCGCCCAGCATTGTCGCTGTCCTCCTTTTCGTATTCCGCGTAAGATCTGCGCAGCGCTGCCTGGAAGAAGTCCTCGGTGTCAAATGTTCCCTCGCGCGTGCGCGATTCTTCACTCTTCTTCTTAAATTCTTTTTTAATAAATGAAGGCGAGGCGTTTTCCTGCCCTGTTTTATGCCCTGTTTTATGCCCTCCGTCGGCGCTTATGTTGCCGTTGTTGCCTTTATTTATTGGCGTTTCGGTGGTGGTTGTTTTATGCCCTACATTCTGCCCTGTTTTATGCCCTTGGTATTCCGTGAACTTCGGGACCGCTATCAGAAGCCCGTGCCGGCGCTTTCCGACAGTCACCACAATCTCCCCTGTGCTGCTCAGCTTCTCCACGGCCAGCCGCGTCTGTTTGAATGTCAGCCCTGTCTCCTCGGAAAGCTCCGGCAGCGTCGTCCGGATCGGCTCGCCGGTCTCGTAGTCCACCATGAGGAGCAGCTGCACCCAGAGGCGGAAAACGTTCGGATCCCGCGCCCACCGCCAGCCGGTGATGCTTCTATGCAGTTTTATCCAGCCGGCGCTCTGGCCGGGATCCTTGCGTGCCATCTGGGTGGCCTCCTTCGTTGATGGTTAGAACGGCAGGTCGTCGTCGTTGCTGTATACGGTGTAATTAGGCGTGATCGTCTGCTGCGGCGCCGCCTGTATCGGCTGCCCGTTGCGGTCAAGGTTCGGGGTCAAGTTTCGCGGCTGGTAGAGCGCCCGGTTCTCCGGTCTCGGATCCTGCTGCGGCTCGGCGTCTGATGCTTTTCTGCCCATGGTCTCGACCGTGTTGCAGGTAATCTCGACCGTCTTCCGCTCGTTGCCTTCCTTGTCCGTCCATTTCCTCTCGCTGATCCAGCCGGAGATCTGCACCGGCGTCCCCTTCGGCTGCTTGCTGATCCACTCGGCCTGCTGGTTCCATGCGATCAGATTCGGGAAGTAGGTCTGCTTGTTCTCGCCCCATCCGGTGTTGACCCCGATGGAGAAGGAGCAGACGCTCTTGCCGGTTCCGGTCGTCCGGATCTCCGGGTAGTCCTTCGTGAGGTATCCGCTCAAAATCACAACGTTCATGCTTGTGTCTCCTCTCTGCGGAATAAAAGCTCCGCCGGCTTTCTGAATGTAAGGACCACCGCCCGGATCAGCTTCGGCGTCGGTTCGCGCCTGCCGCGCAGGACCTGGCTGATCGTTGCGGCGTTGAAGCAGGTCTTCTCTGCCAGGGTGTTCTGCGTCCATCCTCTGGCGTTCAGCTCTTTGGCGATCTCCGGGTAGATCATTTCGCGGTGCCTCGTGTCGTTGAGGACCGATTGCAGCGCCGCCCGGATTCCCTGCTTCGTCCCGCCGACCGTGTCGGCGATCTGCTGCCAGCTGGCGCCGGTCTGTCTCATCTCGAAGGCCTGCGCCTTCATTTCTTTCGTGTAGGTCATGTCTTTCCCTCCGTGAATTTCTCGGCCATGATCGCCCGCGTCATCGGGCATTCCTGCCATTTGTCGCAGCAATATCTGGCCGTCGTCTGTCTCTTGTCCGCGCCGTTGAGGAACCGGTGGTTGACCGTCAGCCCCAGCAGGCCGTCGCAGGTGACCGAGGTGGTGGTCTCGGTCACGTAAAACGGACACAAGGCGCGGGCCGCTCCGGCCTCGTTCATCCCTCTGCCGGGATCTCTTGATACTCTGCCGGCACCGGCTCCGGCTCGCCCTGGATCACCTTGTCGGCGATCTCTGCGCGGTCGTCCTCCATCGCGCCGGTCATCTCGACCGACATGACGCCCCACTTGGACAGCAGGTTCCGCAGGACCGTCTTGGTCGCCATCTCGTCGAAGTTGTCCCGCCAGATCTGGGCGCCCTGCTGGTAGCTCTTCGAGAACTTCTTCGCGTGTTCAATCAGCCGCGGCTTGCTCCAATAGAGCGCCTTGGAGAATCCGTTGATGGTCTCGATGTAGGCGAAGTAACCGATGACATCCTCGGACAGCTGCTCGCCGGAAAGGTCCACCATTCCGGTCAGCTTGTCGACCTTGACCAGCTCGCCCTCGTACACCGGGCCGGCGTTGATGTGCTTGTAGGCGCCGGTCCTCATGCAAAGCTGCAGGAGGCCCTTGTAGCCCAGCTGGAACTGGGCGTGTCCCTTGTAGGGGATCACGTACGCGAAGCCCAGCTGCTTGTTGATCGGGAGCTTCAAGCTGACCGCCTTCAAACACTCGGCGAAGACCTCCTGCGCCGGGCAGCTCTGGAGCAGCTTGTCGCTGTTGTACAGGTCCAGCACGCTGGCGGTGAACGCTCCGCTGTTCTCGTGCAGGGTGTTTTCCAGGAGCTTCTTCGTTCCTTCGCTGGACAGGATCGCGTTCATCGCCTGTGCCGGCGTCTTCTCGCGCGGCGCGGTCTGTGCCGCCGTTGCGGTCTGGATCATGGTGTCGTTGGCTGTGGTTTTCATGAGATGTCCTCCTTTAATTTGCCGAACTTGAAGGTCCGGGTGGTTGATGTGGTGGAATATGCGGCGAAGATCTCCGGGCGCTCCTTCCGGAGGCGTTTCGTGTCGATCGTCGTCCGCGTGCTGGGTTTCCAGGTTGCCTTGTAGTGCATCGTCATCCCTTCGACCGCGTCGCCCATCTCCATGCAGATCTTCTGCTTGATCTGGTCGATGGCCTTGCTGATCTCCTCTTTCTGCTGCGTCAGCTCGTCCAGCGCGTCGAAGTCGTCCTCCATGTCGTACAGCATCACGGTCCCGGCCTCCTCGCTGGTCTCCGCGTTGATCTCGCGGACGGCCTCGCCGGCGCTCTCGGATCCGTCGGGATCCGGTGGGACGTCTGCCTCCACGTAGTCCTTCCAGAAGCGCTCCTCGGCCTGCCGGAGCGCTGCGATCTCGTCCTCGTTCCGCTCGACCGGGATGATGTGGAATCCCTTCCCGAACTCCAACACCGCCACGTAGGCCCGCTCCTTCCCGGTCACGGCCATGTAGTGCATCACCTGCACGTACCAGGTCGGCGGCAGCTCGCCGCGCTCGAAATTGTAGCCGGCCCTGTTCTGCGTCGTCTTGCATTCCAGGATCGCCGGCTCGCCGACCAGCATCCGGTCAATGTCGGCGCCCATCCACGGCCGCGCCTCGTCAATGTAGATCCCGGCGTCGTTCCGGATCTTCTTCCCGGTCTCCTCCTCGAATCTGGCCGCCACGTAGGCCTCCAAATCGCGGCCCTGCCTTGTAGCTTCGCTTTCGCTTTGTGCCGTCAGAATGCCCTTTTTTTCGCTCCACACGGCCAGCGCGCTCTTGTACTTGTTCAGCCCAAGGACCGCTGCCGCGTCGGATCCTCCGATGTAGGCCCGGCGGAAGTCCAGCCATTCCTCGCGGGTCATCTTGTTGGCGTTTCCGATCTTCTTCATTCCTCGTCATCCTCCGTCATCTCGTGCAGGTTCTTGCTCACGCACTCGCTGCACATCCAGCCGCCTCCGGGCAGCCGGAGCGCCTCGTCGCCCTCGTAGATCCACTCGCCGCATTCCTCGCAGTAGGTGATCCGTTTCGGCTCGTCCTGGGCGATCTTCCGGTCTATGGTGGCGTACCATCCGTTTTCCAGCATCAGCTCATCCTCCGGATCCATTTCGGGAGCGGCCGCTCCTCCTGCGCCTTGCGCTTCTGGATCAGCGCCAGCGTCCCGCAAATCAGCCCGCTGACCGCCAGGACGGTCGCCGTCGACCAGAAGAAGATCCCCGCGATGTAGCAGAGCGCTTCGTGTACCATTTCTGTCATCTTTCGTTGCTCCTTTCGTTGTTGTCGATCAGCTGGCGGGCCAGGCTCGCCAGCGTGATCATTCCCGTCCGGTTCCACCGGAAGAGCCGGGCCGCCCTGGCCCGACTGATTCCGAGGAACGATGCCACCTGTGTCTTGTTCAGCTGCTCCCGTCCTGGGAAGCGCTCGCAGATCCTCGCGAGGTTGTCCTCGTAGGCGCTGCCGGTTGTCGTCATCCTACGGTCACCTCCTCATCCAATGCTCCGGCAATAAGCCCGGAAATGCTCCTCGTTCTTCGGGTCGTTGATGTCGTAATCCTCGCAGCGGATCTCCGCCACGCCGACCAGCTGCGGCTCGCTCTTCAAGAACTTTTCGAGCGCCTCCTGGCGTCCGCAGGTGTACAGCCTCTCGGTCACGTACTCGCCGTCAATCGTTGCGATCAATCGGGTCATCATCTCGTCCCCTCCTCAAAACGTGAACTCGGTGTAGACCTCTTTGGCGCCCTGGATGTAGCAGGTCGCGCAGATGTCGTCGAACCTGGTGCATTCGTACTTGCGCTCGCTGCGGTCGTAATCGCCGCGGATCCAGACCTGCTTCTCGGTCGGGTTCTCGATCGCCTTCTTGGTGAAGAAGTCGCCCTTTTTAAGGTCTTTCAGCTGTGTCATCGTTGTGGTCTCCTTTGGTGTTTGAAGTCCGGCCATTTCTCGGCCCGTCTGTCAAGTATTTTAAATCTTTAAAGGTTGTTTGTCAATCGGTTTTGACAAAATTTTTTCAATATTTTTTCAAGGGTGTTTGTGTCTGTTTTAAAGGATACCGCAACGCAGCGTTTTTTCGGTTGCTTTTGTTGCGGTTTGAAAAACATTTGTTGACAGTTTGCTTTCATTCCTATAAAATGGTTTCAGAATTTTTAAAGAGGTGAAAACGATGACCCAGGCAGAAAAGCTCCGTACTTTGCGAAAACGCGCCGGAATCAGCCAGGAGGAACTCGGCGCCCGCGTCGGGTATGCCAGCAAGACCGCGATCACATTTATCGAAACCGGAAGAACGACCATTCCGCAATCCCGCCTTCAAACCTTTGCGGAAGTCCTCGGATGCTCTCCGGAAGACCTGCTGCCGGACGATGAATCCGCGGCGGCCTCTCCTGCTGCGTCGTTCGTCAGTTCCTTCCCGGAGGAACGGAATCCGTTCGAGGCCTCCGTGGTCCGCGCCTTCCGCCTGGCCTCTGATGACGGGAAGCTGACGATCTTGATGACCGCGCTGCGCGTCCTGCAAGAGGAAGGCAAGGCGCCGGCGGAGGATCCGAAAGAATGACCCGCCGGAAAGACGGCCGCTGGTGCCAATCGGTCCAGATCGACAACGAGCGGTTCTTCGTGTACTCCTCCGCGCCGGACGAACGATCCGCCCAGCGGGAAATCAATCGCAAAATCATGGATCTGAAAAAGCGCCGCTCCGGGTCCGTCCTGTTTGAGACCGTCGCCAAGGAATGGGCCGACGACCACTTCCCCACGCTGGAGGCCGGCTCCGTCAAGTCGTACCGCCCCGCCCTGGATGATGTCCTGGCGGAATTTTCGGGCCATAAAATCGCCGAAATAAAGGCCGCCGATCTGGACGCCTTCCTCCGGGATTATGCCCGCAGGAAGTCCTCAAAAACGGTCAAGACGCGCCACGGCGTTCTGAACATGATCTTCCGGCACGCTGTCGTCCGCGGGTACATCGAAAGCTCGCCGATGACGTTCGTGGCCGCTCCGAAGGGTGCCGTCCCGGCAAAAAAAAGGACCGCCTTGACCTCCGAAGAGATCAAAGCGGTCGTGGACCACATGGGGGACGGCGAGGTTGGCTTCCTGGGTGCCTTCCTGCTGCTGACCGGGTGCCGGCGCGGCGAGGCCCTCGCCCTCAAATATTCGGATGTTGATTTCGACGCCCGGACGGTCCGGGTCAACAAGACGCTGGAATGGCACGGGAACGCGGCAGCGGTCAAGGATCATCCAAAAACCGAAGCCGGCGTCCGCCTGGTCCCGCTGCCGGAGATCCTCTTGTCTGCGCTTCCTCGGAAGCGGTCCGGCCTGCTCTTTCCGGATCAGACCGGGAAGGCCCTGTCGAATGCCGGCGTCTCCAGGATCTGGAAGAAGTGGCAAAAGCTGACCGGCCTGGAAGAGGTCACGCCCCACATGCTCCGGCACACCTACGCCACGATCCTGTACTCCTCCGGCGTGGATGTGAAGGCCGCGCAGGCCTTCCTCGGTCATGCGGACGTCAACACGACGCTGGGGATCTACACCCACCTGTCGGAGGAACACCGGCGCCAGGAGGCCCGGAAGCTGGACGCGCTGAAAATCTAAAAAAAGGAAACGGAAATTCCGGGATGTTGTCAAAGTGTTGTCACCCCTCCCGGAGATGCCTTTATTTATTGGAAATCGATGAGATTTCAAATCTCTCCTTCTCCGCCAGAATCAAAAAATCCGCGGATTGCTTGAAAACCCCTGTAAAATCAAGCATTTCCGCGGATTTTCTTTGTTTTTGTTCCTCCGCAAAGGTGGCACGAATTGACACGAATTGACACGAATTGACACGGGGTGATGTTGTCAAAAATGTTGTCAAATGGGGAAAGAGAGAAACCGCCTCTCGTTCTCTTATTCTCCCACCATCTGGCTGGCGTATGTCGACCAGATGTTCGCCGCCTGGTAGGTCGCCAGGCTGGCCGTCGGGACGTAAATTTTACAATCCGCATTCAGAGACGTGAAGGCGTTCGCGTTGGCCACGGTCGGCGGTGTCGTCGGCTTGACGTGGATCTCATGGAGCGACGTCAGCCCGTTGAATGCGTTGGCGTTGATGGTGGTCACCTGCGCCGGGATCGTGACCGTCAGCAAGGACAGGCAGTTCTGGAAGGTCTGGGCCTGCACGGTCGCACCGGTCAGCTTGCCGTAAAAGGTCCCGTCGATCAGCCCATAGTTGTTATACCAGACTAGTGTGCTGGCCGTGTTGAAGCCCGGGTGGCCGTCCTCGAAAATCATCCGATTCAGCCCTCTGCAATCCCGGAACACCTGCGTGTTGAATGTGGTCGTCGTCTTCGGGACGTATACCTCGCGGAGGCCAAAGCAATATTGGAAAGTGTAAGCGCCGATGGTCGGGAACCGCTCGCCGATCTCCACCCGCTTCAAGCAGGACAGCCACGGTTGCCTCTTAGATCTTGTCCCCATGATGCAGGCTGAGGATCCCGGAGCGCTCGCCATGTTGGATCCGCCGTGGGTGATCGTGATGACGTAGGTCCCGGTAGCGCCATACGTGTGGGTGTAGGTGTTTTGCGCGGCCAACGTGGAGGACGTCGTGCCGTCTCCCCAATCGATCAGCCCGGACAGGCTGTTGACGTTGATGGCCAGCTGCTGTGTCAGCAGGAGCGCGTTGTCGATTTCCAGCCAGAGCCGCGTCTTGCCGTCTTTGATGATCCAATCCCGCGCCCCTCTGATCGCTGCCGCCATCTCTGCCGGCTTGAACGTGTCGTCCTTCCTGGGGATGTTGGCGTACCGGATCGCGTTCGCGATGTCCGTCAGATATTGGTCGTTGACCGTAACGGTGGCCATCAATAGCTCACCTCGTTTCCGTTGGTGATGGTGATGCTGACCGGAGCGCTGCCGTCGTATTGGTAGGACGTCCCGTCGATGGTGATCGTCAGCATCTCGTTGGATCCTCCGCCGCCTCCGCCTCCGGTGATCTTCGTCCCGTTCAGCCAGATGTCGCCGGTCACTTCCAGGGTGCCGTCGTGGTCCGGGAATTGGTTCACGCCGACGGAACGGCGCAGCCGGTCAAAGAAGACGATCGGGATCCCGATGTCCACCACCACGATGTAGGTCTTGGATCCTCCGAAGGAATCCGACAGGGACACCCGGACGTTCCAGCTCTTGGTGTTGTCCAGGGTCAGCGTCGTGGTCGTTCCGGATGTCAGCGTCGTCTCCGCTCCGTAGCTTCCCCCGCTCTCGGCTGTCGCGTAGGTCATGGTCAGCGCGTTGCTGCCGATCTGGGAGAAGGACGCGTTGGCCAGCAGGTCGGTCGCCGCGTAGTAGTTGCTTTGCCTCTTGCAGCTGATAGTCGCCATCGGGTCCGCGTAGGCGACGAACGTCATCGTCATCGTCTTGTCGGTCTTGTATCCTCTGGAATCCGTCACCCGGACGACCGCGTCGAACGCCTCGCCGATGTTCTTCGCGCCCATCGTGATGTTGACGTTGCTGGCGGTGGATCCGGACAGCGATGCGCTGCCGATCGAGACGCCGTTCCGCAGGATCTGAACGCTGGCAAGGTTTGCCCCGTTCGCGGCCTCCATCGAGGCGATGGTCACCTGCGGCGTGGACTTGTTCTGCACCAGCGTCTGGTTGCTTCCGGTGATCGCCACGACGCCGGCGTTGGTGTCCGCGTACGTGCAGGCGCCCACGGTCGGCCCGGTCTCCTTCGCGTAAACGGTCAGCGTGACCGTGTTGGTCCCAAGGTTCGACAGGTTCTCGTTGAATGTCGTCACGCTGATGGTGACCGTCGTGCTGGTTCCTGTCGGTCCCATCGCCGCGTAGATCTCGGAGGCGTAGGTGGACGTGTTGAATGCCCCGTAGCTGTACGTTGACCAGCTCGCGATGGTGTAGGTCGTCCCGCCGATGATCGCCTTCAAATCGTGGACGTAGCTGGTGGACCTCCGGTTGTAGTAGACCGTCACCGCCGGCCCCTGGGTCACGGACGACGCGGAAAGCGTCGGAACGCTCGACAGGTCGATCGCCGGCAGGGACCAGCTGCCGGATCCGGTCAGCCGTGCGCTCTTCTGCTCTGCGTCAACGCCAAAGGAGGCGGCGAAGGTCTTCGTCCCGGTTGCTCCGTGGGTGATGGTGTAGGTCCCGGATCCGACCGTCGTCCCGGCGGAATAGGTCACGTTGTCGTCCATCGTCCAGACCGTCGTGCTGCCGAATTTGAGGACCATTCCGTCCGCCTGCGCGGCTGCTCCTGCTGTCTTCAAGGACCAGTTGATTGTCGTTGAATTACCCGCCTTGCTTTGGCTCCTCACGGACCAGGAGAAGGTCATGTAGAAGCCGCCGTAGGTGGTCGTGTTAAATGACCCGGATGATGCCATGGTCTTCCCTCCTTATTGCGCGGACACCAGCCCGATGCCGTCGTTGACGGTCGTGCCTCCGGACGTCACCGTGATCGGGATGAAGCGGATCCTGTCCGCGAAGCTGATCTCGTTTTCCACCACGGCCATGGCCATGTGAAACTCGGAACCGCTCGCCCAGTAAATCGCATTCCCGTCCGGATCGTAGCCGACCAGGCCGTCCGCCTGGTTGATGTTGAGATAGCCGCCGTCGCTGCCGTACATGGTCAGCCCGTCCTTGTCCATCTGTGCGATCAGCGTCCCGTCCTCTGCCCGCAGCTCCATCAGCCCGGAGGCGTTGTCCTGCCCGCCGAGCGTCAGCGTGCCGCCCTGGATCATTGACGCCGTCAGATTGATGACGTCCACCGCCTGGGCGTTGAACGTTCCGTCGATGCCCCAGACGCTGTTGAAGGTCCCGTTGATCCCGTTCTGCCCGACGGCGATGCCTCCGGCGTTGATGAGGATCACGTTCTGCGCGGTCTCCTTTGGCAGCCGGTCCACGACCAGGATCTTGTCCCCGTCGTAGATGACATAGCTGTCGCCCATCGCCGCCCAGATCCTGCCGGTCGCTTCTTCCAGCCTGGTCGTCAGCCCGATGCTGGTCGCCGTGGATGCACTCGCCGCCGCTTGTTCGGCGGTTGTCTTGATTTGTGTTGTCAGATCTTTCAGCCTGTTTTGGTAATTGCCGAACACGACCGACGTGACCTTGCCCAGGATGCAATCGTAGTCGTACGCCGTGACCGTTGTCAGCAGGTCGATGCCCAGCCGCTCGTCCTTGACGCTGATGATGTCCCCGATGCCGGTCACCCGTTCCGGGGATGCTTTCAGCGTGTAGGTCACGACCGGGACGCTGTGCGCGTCCACGTAGGCCTGCGCCTTCGCCCGGAGATCCTCTTCCAGCGCGGCGGTGTAGGCGTCGATGTCCACGTTGCCATCGCTGTCGGTGTAGTCCTCCTGGCTGATGTTGGTCTGGTCGTACTCCATGATCTTCGAGTATGGGATCTCGTATTGCGTCGCGCTGTAAACGTAGACCTCCGCCAGCGTGGTCCCGTTTGCTCCGACCGGCAGCAGCTTGGTCACGACGTCGCTCCAATTGTAGACCGCGCTGATGCTCTGGATGTTTTTTCCGTACCGGATGTTGACCCCGTTGTCCTTCCCGATGCTGGCATTGACGGCGACGCTCCAGTTGTTCCGCAACAGGTGGCCGTTCCACCGCTCGCAAACCTCCCCGAACGCCTCCGCCAGCGTCTTCCGGACGCACCGGAAGCTGTTCTGCGTTGCGATGTCCGAGGAGACCGTGAACGGCGACGTCTGGTCCGTCGCCGCGTTGAGGTGCGCCATCGCTGCGGCGCCGGTCTTGTCGACCACGTAGCTGTCCTCGATGAGGTAATTCTCCGCGTCGTAGTAAACGTGCCACGCCTTGCAGGTGATGGTCTTCCCTGTCTGGGTGTAGTCCCGGATCCGGAACGCCTGCTCGCCTCGGAGCGTCGGGACGGTGATGATCCGTCCCGCGCTGATGTCGTCCGCATAAATCAGCGGCACTTCCAGGGTGATGTAGTTGTCCCCGTTGTCCTCGTTATGCTCGACGCATTTCGTCGCTTTGAGGACCCGGTCGCCGTTGCTCTGGAACGTCCGGTCGGTCGTTCCGAATAGCTTGATCATGTCCTCACCCCCCTTTATGTCCAGAGGCTGACGCCATCGATGCTGGCGCTGGTCACTCCTCCGGAAATGCTGATGACGTGCGCGCCTGGCGGGATCCGGAAGCGCGAATACTCACCGACGACCGCCCGGTTCGCGAAGGTGCCGTCCGCCCAGAAGGCCTCCTGTTCGTGCGTGTCGATGGTGATGGTCTTCCCGGATCCGAGATTCAGTCTGAACTTCTGGACGTCGTCAAGATAGACGCCGACAAACCCGGATCCGGTGATGACCAGCGTCGGCTCGCTCGGTCTGTTGCCCTCGTTCGTGATGGTCGCGTTCCCCTCCACTAAGTAGGTCGATTCGTGTCCGACCGGAATAGCCACGCCGTCCGTCTCCGTGACCGCATAGGCCTCCGTGCCGTAGGCGTCAACGGCCTGCGGAACGGTGAACGCGTCGGCGGTCTCGGTGGTTTCTGTCTCGATCCAGTAGACCACCATGACCCCGACAAGCGCCGCCTTCAGATCGGCGGACGTGGTATATGCTGAATCCACCACGAAGATTCTCCCGTTGTTCAGCTGGCCGACTGTCTTGTCTGCCCTCTCTGCGTAAGACGAGATCACATATCCGCGAGAGACCACCATCTCCGGAATAGTTCTGCCGTCAATGATGATCTTGCAAGGCACCGAAAGCTCGGACGACGAGTAATATCCATTGATTGAGCTGTAGCTCCACGTCAGATCTCCGAGATCCACTTCCGCGAACTTCCGGGTCACCGTCCCGTCGGCTTCGTAGGTGTCGCCGTCGTAGTATAGGTTGCCCGTGTCCAGCTTCGGAACGCCTCGCAGGATCAGCGAGCTGTCCAGCGGATAGCTGGTCTTTGTGTATGCTTCATGCGTGCCGTTGCGGTCGGCGTTGCTGATGCTGATGTTCGCCCATTTGAACGTGATGTTGCCGGCGTTCGACCCATAAGTGATCTGCATCCTCGAGATGGTCTTGCTTGGATCACTCGCGACCACGGAAACACCATCGGCGCCAGGTTGGATGAAATTGCCTTGGGTATATGTGCCATCGGTATATCTCCACCGGACCCTCACGTTTGTGGAGACCGCGCTGACGATGTAGGCCGCTGCACAATACGAGACACCTGGCATGTAGGTGATTCCCTCCCAGCCATTGACGTTGGTGCTGGTTATCCACTGCGTCCCCAATCCCGTCCATCCTTCATCTGTCTTTGTGATGCCGGTCAGCCCCGTCAGCACGGTGTCCTCATCCAGCAGGTTGAAGCCAGTCATCTCGTGCGCCGAGGCGTTGACGCTGATGACCTCGCCGGCGTTTGTTGCGTAGTATGCCGCCGGGAAAGACTGCCGGAACCACGCCACGCCTGCCCCCTCTTCGTCCGTCTCCATCGCGGCGATGGCAGAAGCCACCGGCTCTCCGAACATCGCCGTCAAGTTGTACAGGACGACGTCTTTCAGCTCGTAAGACGCGGCCACGTCGGTCGTCGCGGATCTCGTCCCGAAGACCAGGCGCTTGACCGCCTCGGTGTCCGTTGTTAGGATGATGCCGTACCGCTGGAAGCTGGTCGGTATATCGTTGAGGATCTTCCGGTTGGTGTTGGCCATTGTCGCCGACGACGCCAGAGCCACGTTGACGTTGAAATCGTCGCCCGTCCTGCGTAGGGTGAATCCAATCATCACGACCGTCCCAGTCGGAATGGATGAGAACGCTGTCGAAGCAAAGCACCGGTTGGTGTTGGACGTTCCAGCCGAATACGCAAACGTCAGCACGCCGCCGGTCGCTGTCAACGAGGATATGGCTGAACCTTTCGTCCATCCGTCTGTTCCGTCCGCAAAGTTGCCGTTCTCGATCAGCTGGTTCCACGCAACACTTCCGCCGACGATCTTTTCCGTCACCGCCGTCACGTCCGTGGTGTAGCCGCCATTGGTCGGCCGCAAGATGTACGGCGTGTTGTCCGTCTCCGTCTCGACCGTGATGGTCGTCTCCGTCTCCTCCGCCGACGTCTTGAACGGCTGCACGTGCAGGATGATTTCCGCCTGGCGCATCCTGGCCAGCCGCTCCATCGCGAAGCCCTCTATCCCGTCGAACGTGTAGACCTTGTCCGGCTCGTTGGAAAAGATGACCGTCCCGCTCTGGTCAAAGAACGCGATGATCGCGTCCTCGTCGTAGGTCCCCGCCAGGCCGATGCCGACCGTCCGGTCGTGCGCTGCATAGCCCAGGTCCGTCCGGATGTCTCCGTTCAGCCCGTCCACGGTCTGCAATTGGTAACGCCTCGGCGGTTTGGCCACCGGCGGGACGCTGGTGATCAGCAGCCCCGCGATAGTGGTCGATTTTACGCCGTTTATTTCAAGCCATGGCCTGTTGCTTGCCATTGTCTCTTCCCTCCTCAAATCACGCGAATATCGCGTCTGTGACGGTCTTCTGGACGAAAGCCCCGGCGGCCTCGCCGTCCAGCTCGACCTTCATTTCGGCCAGCGCCTGCTTGAACGCTGCGACCATGTCCGTGAACGGATTCCCGGTCGTTCCTGTCGCTCCTCCGGTCACGGAGAAGCTGGTGGGCACCGCGTCGGTCATCTCACGCGAAACAGCCCTCATTTCGTCGGAGAATCCCTCGCCCAGACCTTCGGCCATAAAGCCGCCGATGCCGGCGAAGTATTTCGACGGGGAATGGATCCCGAAGACGCCCTTGAACCAGTCGCCGATCCCGTTCGCGAATCCGACGACCTTGTCTTTCAGCCATCCGGTGGCGTCCTTGATGCCCTGCCAGAGGCCCTCCACGATGTTCTTTCCGACGTCCCGGATCTTCGTCCCCAGCGCCGCGAAGGCGTCCTTCATGGTCTGCCAGATCTCTCCCACGGCCGTCCCGATCTTGGACAGCACGGCGCCGATGCCCTCCACGATCTTCTGGAGGATCTCTTTGCCGCGTTCCTTGATCTCCGGCCACTTGTCCTTCAAGGTCTCCCCGACCTTCTTGACGATCTCCGGGACCGCCTTCACGATTTCCGGCAGCGCCTCAATGATGCCGCCCACCAGCGCGATGACGATGTCGATGCCCGCCAGGATGATGTCCGGCAGGTTGTCGATCAGCGTCTCCACGACGGTCGTGATGATCTCCGGGATCTCCTGCGCCAGCTCCGGCAGCGCGTCCACGATGCCCTGCGCCAGCGCCATGATGAGATCCAGGCCGGCCTTGATGATCGGCCCCAGGTTGTCCAGCAGGGTGTAGACCACGGTGTCGATGATGTCCGGAAGCATATCCAGCAGCTGCGGGACCGCCTGGGTGATGCCCTGGATCAAGGCGACGATGGTCTTCAATCCTGCGTCAATGACCCCGCCCAGGACCTCCGGCGACAGGATCACGTTGATCAGCGTCGTGACCAGCGTGCTGGCGGTGCTGACCAGGCGCGGAAGCGCGCCCATGATGCCGTTGATCAGCGACGTGATGATGCCCGGCGCGTACCGGACCACGGCGTCCAGCATCCCGTCCAGCGTCTCCATCAGCTTGTCCGTCAGCCCGTCGAAGCCTCCCTCGTCGAAGGCGTCAAACAGGCCGCCGACGGCGTCCGTCAATGCCGGCAGGACCCGGTTCGCCACGTTGTTGATCGCCGGAGCGAATCTTGCCGCCAGCTGGTTCTTCGTCCCTTCCAGGCGCTTCGCCAGCCGGTCCATCGCGTCCTGGGTGCTGCTCAATGCGTCCAGCTGATCTCCGGAAAGGACATAGCCGACGTTGTGCGCCTCCTCGGCCAGCTCCGCCAGCCGGTCGGATCCCGCCTTGATCAGCGGGTTCATTTCCATGGCGCTCTTGCCGAAGATCTCCATGGCGGTCGCGTCTCGTTCTGCGTCGTTGCTGATCGTTCCCAGCGCGGCGATCGCTTCCCGGAAGACCTCGTCCGTGCTGCGCAGGTTGCCCTCGGAATCCGTCACGGAGACGCCCAGCTTCGCGAAGGCGTCAGCGGCTGCGCCGGATCCTTCCTGCGCGCTGGCCATGTTCTTCGTCAGTTTGGTCAAGGATCCGGTGATCGTCTCCACGGAAACGTCCACCAGGTCGGCCATGTATTTGTACTCTTGCAGGCTGTCCGTCGACAGGCTCGTCTTCGCTGCCAGCGTGTTGATCTCGTCGCCGTAGGCTGCCGCCTCCTTGACCGTGTTGGCCAGCTCCTTCGCGACGGCTGCCACCGCGGAGGCCAGCGCCTTCACGCCGCCCACGATGGCGTCGCTGATGACGTTCGCCTTCAAGATGTCCCCGAAGGACAGCGCCTTCTGCCCGGCGTCCTTGAATTGGTTTCCGGTCTCTTGCGTCTCGGTTCCCAGCGTGTCGATGCTCTTCTCGGTCTTGTTGGCCGCTGCGCTGGCGTTGTTGATCTCCACCCGGAGCTTCTGCATCGCTGCCTGGTTCGACGCGTCCGCTTTCGTTGATGCCTGGACGCTCTTTTCCAGCTGATCCACGACCGCCTTCTGTTTCGCGTAGTCCTCGGACGTCTCGCCGGATTCCTTTCCGACGTCCGCCAGCTTCGTCTTCTCCGCTTCCAGGCGGGCCGTCAGCTCCTTGGTCTTCTGCGCGTTCTCGCCGGATGCGGCTCCCATTTCGAGCAGGCGCGCCTTCAAGATCCGGACCTGCTCCTGCTGGTTGGCCAGCTGTTTGTTCAGCACCTCGGTCCTGGCCGCCAGCGCTTCGGTGCTTTGGTCGTTCTTTTCGTACTCCGAATCGACCAGCTTCATCTCGCTGTTGACCTCGGTGAGGTTCGCTTTTATTGCCCGTAGCGCTTCCCGGTATTCCTTCTCGCCGGAGAGCGATACAGAGCCGCCAAATCCCGCCATTTCTTCTTCCTCCCTGTCTCTGCCTGGGCTGGATCAGAACCAGCCCATATTCTGCCGCATTTGCTTCTCTCGCAAGCCCCGATAGGTCGTCCCGGATGCCGTCAGCATCAGCTCCACGTCGAACGTGTCCCGGTATGCCGAATAAAGCGCCATGAACTTGTAGTAGGTCATCCGTCCGACCTCCTTCGCGCTCCGGTTCAGCTTCGCCGTGCCGATGTATTCAAACCAGGCAAAGTTGATCGGCTGGTCCGGCTCCTCGTCTTCCCCATCGGGAATTATGCGTTTTTTCCTTCTTCCGTCTCCACGGAATCCACGACCGTCTTCTGCATGGTCTGCGTCGCTTCTTCGATGCCGACCGCCGTCAAGATCCGGCCGACCTGCTTCATCGTGACGAACGGCCGGTTCTCGCCGGTCTCCTCGTTCTGGATGTCGATGCCCTCGTTGATCATGGTCATGATTCCGAATTTCAGCGCCCGGATGTCGATCTCCTTCTCTCCGCCCCGCGTGACCGTCTTGTCAGCCCACGCGGACCAGCTGCCGAACTCCTGCTGGATGGTCTCCATCACGTTCAGATTGTTGACGATCGGCCAGCTGCGCTCGCCGTCTGTAAGGGTTCCCATTCTGTCTTTCATCTCATTGTCCCTTCTGTCGTTCAAATTTAGGCCGTTTCTGGCCTCGTAAAGATAAGAGCAGGGTTTCCGCCCTGCTCTTGATTTTTAGCCGCAAATCCTGCCCGGATCTTGCGCCCTGCTTTGGATGTCTTACGCGAACGCCTTCACGTAGCTGACCGCGTCGGTCAGCGACGCGAAATCCTTCACCTTGCACCAGGTTCCGCCGCTGGTCGCCATGATGGTTCCCTCCACGGTGGTGGTCCCGAACTCGGTAGATTGGCCGCGGGTGTTCGCTTCCACGCTCGGCTCGCTGAACTTGACCTTGGAAAGGATGTAGCCGCGATAGCCCAGCGTGCCGCCCTTCATATAGGTGACAACGTAACCGATGCCCACGTAGGGAGCGGCGTCGCTGTCCTTCTTGGTGACCTCGTCGGAGGCCTCGGTGTGGCCCAGCAGCGCGGCGAAGACCGCCTCGTCCTGGTCGGCGACCGTCAGCGAAACGGTGCCGCCGGTGAACTGGCTGTCAATCTCTGCCAGGATGTTGTCCGCGTACAGGCGGGCGTCTGCGTTGTCAACGGAAACGTTGACGGATACGGCACGGCCGAAGGCGGTAGCGGTTCCGTAGGTCACGGTGCCGTTCCCGGCGTCGGTGCAGGTGGCGTACCAAATGTTGGAAAGTCCGATTTTTGCCATGTCACAGGCTCCTCTCTTTTCGGAAGTTTAGGGTGACCGTCCGGTAACCGCTCGCGTCGTCCCTCTGGATGCCGGAGCTGTCCTCGATGGAGTAATCCCACCCTGCGTTGATCATCAGCTCCTCCACGGCGCTGATGATGTCAAATATTGAGATCGTCGCGTCGATCTTCGACGCGATCGTGATGTCGTAGGCCTCGGAATACAGGTAGATGCCGTCATCCGCGCGCAGCGCGCTGGTCACCCGCTCCGGCTCCCAGGTCACGAACTGATCCGGGGATGTTCTCTCCGGGTCGTCGTACCTCTGGAAGCGTGCCGGGATGAGGATCTTTTCCCCGCCGTCGACCGTGAGGCCGAAGCCGGAGAAAAGCGTTTTCAGCTCTTCGTTGGCTGTTTTGCTCATCTGTCATCCTCCCATCCGTTTGCCTTGATGAACTCCTGCTGTTTGTCGAGCATCGCCTGCTCGATGTCCTTCCCTGTGAACGATTTCTTTACGAACGGGTGCCGCATCTCCTTGTTCGGCCCTCGGCCGTTCTCGAAGACGTTAGCCACCAGCGGCGCCGGCTTCCGTCGTCCGTCCCGGTCGGTGAAGTATCCGTAGAAGGCGACCTTCGTGTTGACCTTGTCGCCGCCCTGGGACAGGTACGGCTTCGTGACTTTGAGGCAGTCCATCATCTCGGATCCTTTGACGCCTTGCGGCGCCCGCTGCCGGATGTGTTCCTCCACGACGGCCGCGCCTGCCTGGGTGATCTCCTCGAACATCTCCACGTGTTCTGCCGTGATGGCGTCGAACCGCCGGATCAGATCCGTCGGCAGTTTGGTCTCCATCTTGGCCATCACATGGTCACTTCCTTGGCCTGGATTTCCAGCTCCTCGCCGGCCTCGTCCACGTTGTTCAAGTATTGGATCGCGTACCACTTGCCGGAGAACAGGATCTGCATTTCCCGCGTGATCGTGACCGCCTTCGGCGCTCGGATCGTGAAGTTGGTCGTCGCTGCCTCAAAATCGGACCCGGACGCGATCAGCGTCCAGCCCTTGGTGGTCTTGATGGATGCCCGGCAGGCCAGCACCAGCGTCTTCTGGTTGTGTTCCAGCCCGGCGGCGTCGTAGGTCCTCTCGTCCTCGTAAATGGCTATAAAGTGGTTGTATTTGCCCGCGTTCAGCGTTCTATTCCTGGGCATCCAGCATCACCTCCGGGAGAAGGTTCCGGCTGTGCATGTCCAGGATCGACCAGACCACGCGGTTCGTGTTGGCATTTGCAGGGATCATCGTCTTGTTGTCGTACATGTCGGCGATCAGCACCAGCGCCGCCACGGCGAGATCCGGCGCTTCGTCGGCCTCGGATGTGGTCAGCCCGGTGTACTTGTAGATGTACGCCTTCGCCGCCTCGATGTACAGGTTCAGCTCGTTGGTGAGAATGGTGTCCCCCGCGCTGTATCCCAGATAATCGAGGACGTCCCCGGCGGTGATCTCCGACAATGCGGTGATTGCGTTCATTTTGGCTTCCTCCTCTTCCGAGGACGTCAGCCCTCGTCTTTTTTCGCGCTCTTGCCGCTGGCCTTCTTCGCCGGCTTCTCCGGGGCGGCCTTTTCACATAGGCCGCTCCGGATCAGCTCTTTTGCGATTTCGTCCGGAAGGTCTTTGACCTCTCCCGGAAACATTGAGGCGCAGCCGCAGAACGATTTCAGCGCCCGCACCTGCATGGCGTCAAGCCTGCTTCAGCACGGCGATGGCCTTCGGGTTGGTGGCCTTGGTGTCGAACTCCATCCAGCCCACAACACCGACGGCGTGTTCGGTTGCGAAATGCTCACGGAGGATCTCGATGTTGATGTCCTCGCTGAATTTCAGAGCCGCGCCCTTGTCGAAGTTGCCGAAGAAGACGGTCGCCTTCTTCGTTGCGATCTGGTCGACGTTGTCAGAGCAGTAAACGGGATAGCCCAGGAGGGTGTATCCGAACGGAGCGCTGGCGTCCTGGATGAGCAGGTAGTGGCCGGCGCCGTCCTTCAGCGTGCGAACCACGCCGCGGGTCGCTCTGTTCATGACCCACATGGAGCCGGCCAGGAACTCGTCGCGGACGCTGTTTTCCAGAGCGATCAGCTCTTCAGCGGTGATGGCGGACGCGCTGGCGGTCGTCACCACGTTGGTCGCGGTGGACAGACCGGTCACGGATCCGGATCCGTTGAGGATGGCGTTTTCCAGGAAGCTGGCGATCGCGTGGGCCATGTCGTCAACGACGATCTGGACGACGTCGATGTCGGCGTTGTTGATCAGCGACTTGGAAACCTTGCAGAGAGCGCCGGCCAGGTAGTTGCCCAGGCTGATGCTTGCGAATGCGCCGGTGGTGCTGGTCAGAGCGCTGAACTCGGTCGCGAAGGCGACGGTGATGCCGTCGGTGTACGCAGGGATCACCAGCGTGCCCTTGGTGTTGTAGCGGCGAACGCTTGCAAGGACCGGGGACAGCTCGGTGGCGATGCGAACGATTTCGCGGGCCACGCTGGACGGGACGGGCGTGCTGGTGTAGGCCAGGTTGCCGGCCGCGTTCACGATGCCGCGGATGGTGTCAGCGAACTGCTTCCTGTCGTCGATCTGGATCTCTTCGTGTTTGGCTTCGATGTACTCGTTCATGTTGGTGAACCTCTCTTCCATTGAGATGGCCGCGTCGATCTCTCCGACGCGGTTGTATAGTTTGTCGAACTCTTCTTGTTCCGGCTGGTTCGGCAGCCGGCTCTCGGCTTTCGCGGTGTCGAGGATCGCCGCCATTCTCTCGACGGCCTCGTTCCGCTCTTCCGTGAGTGCTTTGCGGTTGTTCATTGTTTTGCCCTCACTTTCCGCAGCATATCCTCGAAACGCGAATAGTCCGGGATCTCCGGCCCTTCGTCGCTTTGAGCGTCGTTCACGGCCTCATTTTCGGCCGTTTCTGCCGTGATTTCCGCCACGGCCTCGTTCTCGGTCGTCTCCTCGGCTTTCGCCTCGTTTTCGGCCTCTTTTTCGGCTGCCAGCTCTGCCGCCAGCTCTTCCTTCACTTTCTCCGGGACGTGCCGGTAATTCCGGAACGCTTCGGAGACGAAGGCTGCCACCTGCTTCTCCTCTTCCTCGTGGATCACGGAGAACGTGTTCCCGATGTAGTCCTCGGATTCCGGATTCCCGGTGAACCAGGTCTCCGCTTCCAGCATTCCCTGGATGTCCTCCGCCGTCTTCTCGGTGCGCGCCATGTACAGCGGCATCATCACGTCGTTTTCCACCGCGTTCAGCGTTTCGATGTCCCGCGCCAGGTCGTGCGCGTTCCCGTAGGTCGTGATCGCCGGCTTGTGGATCATCAAGATGCTGTTCGTGTAGACATGCAGCTCGTCCGCCGCCATCGCGATGAATGTCGCGGCGCTGGCGCAGATGCCGTCAACGTAGGCGACGATCTTCGCGTCGTGCTGGTCCTTGTAGCGTTTCAGCAGGCTGACCATCGCGGACGCCTCGAAGACGTTCCCTCCGCCGGAATTGATCAGCACGTTGACCGTCTTGGCGTTGCTGTCGTCCAGCTCCGCCCGGAGGTCCTCTGCGCTGCACTCATCGCCCCAGAACTTGCGGTCGATGTCTCCGTACAGGTAGAAGTCCACGGCGCCGTTGATCTCATTCCGCAGGAATTTCTTCTTGCTCATCTTCTGCCCCTCCTTCCTCCGGTGATACATTCACGCCGGACGTGCCGGCGGTCGTGTCGGTGTTGGGTGTGTAGTAGGTCTGCGTCTCGGTGTTGTACAGGACGGATCCGAGCGACAGCGCGATGACGTCCATCCCTGGGATGTCTTCCAGGTTCTCCATCCGGCGCAGCTCGTTGATGGTCATCAGCCCGCATTCCTTCGCGAGCTTGTAGGCCTCGTACCTCTCCTTGATGCTGGCCCGGACGGTCTCCCGGATGTCCAACTCGAAGTAGCGGTTGCGCTTCTCCTTTTCCAGGAGCAGATCCTGGTTGAGCGCTGCCTCGAACGCCTTGACGATCGGGTAGATCCCTTCCTTGAAGGTCCGGGCGAAGTCGTCATAGATGTGGAAAACGTTCCGGATCTCGTCGTTGAGGGTCCGCTTGCTCTCGTTCAGCTGCATCTCGACGCTGGTGTTGCTGCTCTCCTGGAACTCCAGGCCGTTGTTCAGCACCACCACGTTCTCCTCGCTGCTGGTGTACAGGTTCCGCCAGGCTTCCCGGAGCGCGTTGATCTCCGCCTGCCCCAGCTTCGCCTTGCTCTTCAAAAAGCCCTTTTTGTTGCCGCCGGTCTCCACCAGGTTCAGCTGATACAGGAGCGTCCGGTAGGCCGTTTGCAGCGCCTTGGTCACCTCCTCGGTGACCGGCTTGCCGTCCCATCCGTTCCGGGTGTTCCGCAGCAGCTTGATGAAATCATACGGCCGGAATTTTTCCTCGTGGCCGTCGACCTGGATGTAGTAATCCCGCGCCAGCTGGTCGTCGTTCTTGTAAATCGTCAGCTTCCCGTCCTCGACGTAATGCAAGGACACCACCGTGTTCTTCTGCCTCCGGATGTAGGCGTAACCGCCGCCCTTCTTCCCCATCAGCATGTCGGCCACCATGGACTTCTTCATCTGGTAGGCGTTCAGCGTGTCGCCGGTGTCTCCGTTCAGCAGGCGGACCCGCTGGTCGTCCGGGATCTCCTCGATCCCGCTGTCCTTCCGCCAGTAAAGCCGGACCGGCATCGCCGCGACGCTGGAACTGATCAGATCCACCGCTGAGGAAACGGCCGGCAGCATCATCGCCTTGTCACGGTCGATCGTCTCGTTGTTGATCAGCGCCGCCAGCAGGATGTCATCCGGCGTCAGCGTGCCCGCCTTGTCTTTTATGTCCGGCCTCCGCCGGAACCGGTCAAAAAGGCCCATCCTTCGGCCTCCTCTCTTGTCAAATCACTTGGATCGTGAAATCTGCGCCGGCCTCCGCCAGCTGGTAGTCCTTCTGCATGATGCAGATCGCGTCCAGCATGGCGACCACCATGTCAACCTTGCCGGCGCTCTTCTTCTTCGTGACGTACAGGTTCAGATTCGTGTCCCGGACGCACCGGGCGTTCTGGAAGTTGATTTCCAGCAGCTGGTTCCGCTCGTAGGCGAACTCGCCCGCCAGGATCTTCTCCCGGAGCAGCTTTGTCGCCGGGTGCAGGACGCTGCTGTGCTGCTTGACCTCGATCATGTTCAGCCCGGCCTTTTCCAGCTTCATCGCGGAAGACATGGCGTTCCACCGGTCGAAACCGACCGCCTGGATCATCACGCCCTCCCGCTCTTCCAGCGTCTGGATGAAGTCCTCCACGGTCCCGTAGTCGATGACGCGAGTCCCGCACGCGATGCAGGTCCCCTGTCGCATCTGCTCCCGGTAGTCCAGCTTCTCCGTCGCGGTCTTCTCGTCGATCCGGTCCTCCGGAATGAACGCCCAGACCTTCGCCAGGATGTTGTTGTCCTCGTCCACGCTGACCATGGCCACCGCGGTGTTGTCGCTCGTCTCGGAAAGGTCCAGCCCCAGGTAGACGACGCGGCCCGCCCATTCGATGGACGCCCGCCGGCATCGCTGGACGTCCGTGATCTCCACGAACGCCTCCGAATCTGCCCCGCTGTAAATGATGTTACAATGTTTTGTTAAAAAATTCTCCCGTGCCGACGGCATCGCCACCGCGCGCGCCCTTTTCTGGATCAGATCCTTCCAGACCTCCGGGCTTTCCAGCGCTGCCGGGTTGGCCTGCTTCAAGATGAGGTCGTCCGTCTCCCATCCGTTGATCTCGTCCGGCTCGTACAAAAGCCCGAAGACGGTCTCGTCCTTCTGGGTGCCGTTCAGCACTCGCTTCACGTAGTCGACCTCCGCCTCGAACGGGTTGTCGCTGGTGTTGTACTTGGTGGAAATGATGAAGCCGATCTTGTTCTTGATGTTCAGCTGCCCGCTGCGCATCGCCTCGATCGCGTACGGGGACGGCAAGGCGCCCACCTCGTCCGCCACAAAGACGTTCGGAAGGCGGCCGTCCAGCCGGCTGGTCGAGTACGAAAGAGGGACGAAGTCGGATTCCTGTGGAATGAACCGGATATAATCCCGGAGGATTTTGAATCGCTTCGCCCCCCTGTACTCGTACACCAGCGGCGAGCTTCGGATGATCTCCGCCATCGCCGTCCGGACCTCTCGCGACAGCGCGCCGTCCGGTGCGACGGAGAAGAACTTCGAGAACCTTGGCTCCGTGAAAAACAGCAGGATGAAAAGCACGGCGACCGTGCTGGTCTTGTAATTCTTCCGGGCGATTTCCAGCAGGACCGTCTGGTATTTCCTCTTGCCCGGATCCTCCCGGCTGACCGTGCAAATGCTGGCCGTGTATATCAGCCATTGGTAGCCCGTTGACGCCTCGAATAACGTCTCGCCGGCGTGAAGGCCCTTCGGCATGATTAGCAGCTTCAAAACGGCCTCAATTTGCCGCAGCTTCTGTTCTGAAACTTTCCAGCGCTGGTCTTTCCCTTCGGCGATCCGAAGCCAGGCGCGCATCTGCTTCTTGACGAACTTTGGCGTGGTCCTCCGGTTGATGTTCTCCCGGATGTAGCGGACGGCTTTGCTCTCTCTTCCCTTCTCCTCAATCACTCGGATCATCTCCGTTGATGATCGCCAGGAGCGGGTCGACCTCGTCCGCCGCTTCCTCCTCGCGTCCGAAGCCCCGGATGATCTTCATCAGCGTGCCGACCGTCTTGTTGGCGCTGTCCGTCGTCCGGTTGTACTCGCTGACCGCCGGGTTGATGTAGATGTTGCCCCGGCCCTTCACGTACTCCTTGGTGACCAGCGTCCCCTCGTCCTTGATCGTCTTTTCCAGCTCCGTCAGCGTGTTCAGCTGGACCTGGTATCTTTTGAAGGTCGTCAAAAAAAAGAAGTTAGTCTGAACGCCTCGCCGCTCCGCGAACCGGATGATCTCGGCCGCCTGTTCATTCAGCGTCTTCTGTGCCATTTATTTTCTCCGCCTTTCTGCCGGTTTCCTGTTCCCATCGGTGGATGATCACGTCAGCGTAGAACGGGTCCAGCTCCATGATCCGGCATTTCCTGCCGGTCCGTTCTGCGGCGATCAGCGTGCTGCCGGATCCTCCGAAGAGGTCCAGCACGATGTCGCCCTTCCTTGTGCTGTTTTTGATCAGACGCTCCATCAATGCCACCGGCTTCATCGTCGGGTGTTCTGCGTTTCGGCTCGGCTTCTTCTCGTCCAGGACGGATTCCTGCAATCCCTCCGCCAGGATCTGTTTCAGCATGGCGATCGCCTTCTCGCCGGTGATCGTCTTCATGTCCGGTTGCTCCTGCTGGATGACGGTCGCCTTCCTCCGGTCGTCGATGAAATAATGCGCGGCTCCTTCCTTCCAGCCGTACAGGCACGGCTCGTGCTTCCATTGGTAGTCCTGCCGGCCAAGGGTGAAGACGCTTTTGTTCCAGATCAGAACCTGCCGGATCTGCATCTCCGCCTGTCTTACGGCTGCCATCGCCTCGAATTGTTCCACGCTCGCCGTCCAGATGTAAAAGCCGGCGCCCTGTCGCATGACATCCTTCGCGCATCGGAATGCTTTTGTCAAAAACTCCACGAACGCGTCATCGCTCATCCGGTCGTTCATGATCTTCATCCCTGTGCCGCCCTCGTAGTCGATGTTGTATGGAGGATCTGTCAGAAGAAGGTCAGCTTCCTCCCCCCCATCAGCGTTGCGACGGCACCGCCGTCTGTGCTGTCTCCCACCAGCAGGACGTGGTCGCCCAGCTTCCACCGGTCGCCCAGCTTTGTCTCCGGTTCTCCGGGCTGCTCCTCTGGTTCTTCGAAGTCCATCTCCGTCTCGTCGAAGGCGAGATCCTCTTCCCGGATCTCGGTGAATCCGAACGTCTCCACGTCCAGGTCGAGGCTGTCGATTTCCTCTTTCAAAAGCTCCAAATCAAAGCCCGTGTTCATCGTCAGCTTGTTATGCACCAGCGCGTACGCCCGGCGCTGCTCGTCCGTGAGATGATCCAGCCGGATCACCGGCACCGTCTTGATCCCCAGCTCCTGGCACGCCTGCACCCGGCCGTGTCCTTCGACGATTTCGTTGTCTTTTCCCCAGATTCCCACCGGATCGTTCATCCCGAACTCTCGGATGCTCTCCTTGATCTGCTCGATCTGCTCCGGCGTGTGGATCTTCGCGTTCTTCGCGTATGGTTTCAGCGCGGAAACGGGGAGGCTCTCGATTTTTAATTCCATTTCGGCCCGTTTTCCTTTCGTTTTTTCGCTTTTTATGGCAAAATCCCGGTTTATTCCAAAAAACCAGGAAAAACAAACATTTTTGTGAGCTTGGG